TCCTCCCTTATACCTATCTGTGCGAAGGTATTTTGGGCATTTGTTGTCATAGCCATGACGTTATTCTCCTAAAATAAAATTATGTTTTAGAGCCACGCTTTGCCTTCATTAAAGCCATAGCATTAGCTCTGGATGGGTTTTTATCAAAAGCCTCTTGTGCTGATGCAACAACACGATTTTTACCTGCTTTTAAACTTGTTTTTGCTCCCCCTTTAAGAACTTTTGGCTTACGAGCAACCTTTTTATTTGCTGTTTGGACTTTTTTAGAAGTCTCAGCAAATCTTCGTGCCATATCTAAAGCCATAATAGCTCTTGGGTCTGCAATATTATGAATTTCGTCAGCACCAAAGCCAAGTTTTTCTAATGCAAACTGTGATGTTTTTGATAAATCACTTTCAAACACATCTGCTTTTTTCCAATCTGATCTATACAAACCAGACTGTAAATCATTAACAGCGTTTTGTTTTGATTTCTCTATAATGTTTGCTTGCTCTTGCCTTAATATAGCAACAGCATTTTGGCGTTCTTGTGACCTTTTTTCATAACGTAGTTTATATATCTGCCAATCATTAGGATTAGTTTCTGCTAATTGTTCCCAATTTGGCTCTGGTTCTGGTTTCATAGATGCCAAAGCAGCATCTAAAGCAGTAATTCTAGCTTTTGCTTCCGTTTCTACAGCTTTTCGCTCACTAGCGAGTTTCTGTGTTTTTCGGGTATAATCTGCTTCACGAAGATAACCTTTTTTGATGTCATCAGCAGTTAAAGGTGTTCCATCATCCAAAGTTAAAAGAACACCATTGGTTTCTTCTATAACTTCTTCTTCTGCAACCTCTTCTTCTGGATTTTCTTCTTCGGTTGTTTCTTCGGGCGTTTCTTGTTCCTGTTCTTGAGCTTCAACAGCTTCTTCTTCAACAGCTTCAACTGTTTCTTCTTCTACTGTTTCTTCCTCTTCGGGTGCAGGTTCATCAGCTTTTGTAGATCGTGCTTTCGCCAAAGTACGAGCTGCTTCTGAAACTTTATCCTGTTCTACAGTTCTTTTTGCCTGGAGAGCCTTAACTCCTCCATGCAAAGACAGAGCATTGTTGCCTTGTTCTAAAGGCAAGGTCATGTTGTCGGACATAAATACCTCTTATTTAATGTTAAAATGATGGAATAAACCTCTTTTTAGAGGCAAATTCACGCTGTTGCTTGTCAGTTAATTTACCGCCATGCAGTACAGCTTTTAGATGTTTTTCTACAACATCTATATCTTTATATGCTTCCAGGTAACGATAACGACCTAAATCATCTTTTTGATCGCAAAGTGATGCTTGTTGCATATAAGTTTTCTTTAAAACGTCAAAACTTTCCCAGATTGCAGGATTTTTCTCTGCATCTTTAGCCCATTGTAATCTTTCTTCTTCAGTCATATAAATCCACTATGTTTTTTATTTAAACCTGTTTTCTTCTTGACTTAAAAATACAGGTGTTTCTTTACCTACATAAGCACCTTGAACATTGTGTTCAAAGTATTTTTCTGCTTCTTTTCTATCCATACCTTCACGTTTCATTAAAATATCAATACATTTTTCTCGGCTATAAATAGCTACATGGTTCTTAAATTGATACCCATACCCAATTAATGCTTCTGTAAAATTTACAGCAAACATTGTCATAATAACTGTTCCAATCCACTAGCAATAATAATAAGTACAGCCAAACCCCATAGCTTGCTATCTAAACGGTCTATCTTTCTTTCTACATCAGCAAATCTTTGTGTACATTCAAGTTCATGTTTTTCTAGTGCTGATCTTAAATCTTTGCTTGTCATGTTCTGTACCGCCTTGTTTTTTTAGCAATCTTTTTAGGTTGTTTACTGTGTTGTTTACCTTTTTTAGTATCTTCTCGTTTCTTGCGTGTTGTTGCTGCATATTCTTTTGCAGACATAGATTTAATAGCTTTCTCTGGTAAATACCGTTCACCTGTTTTACCAGAAGGCTTACCAGATTTAGTACGCCATTTTTGTTTTGTCCAATTCTTTAAACTACGCTGACTTTTTTTGATTGCCATTTTTATGCACTTTTTGAACTTTAAAGTTAGCTTGCATACTTGCTCCCTTATGAGGAACAAACTTGCCTTTATGCTTCATTAAATTGTAAGAACCATTTTTTTGTTTCATCCAATGAAAACCTTTTGGTGCTTTTACCTTCATTTATAACCTCCACCTGCTTTTTTGTATTGTTTAGCTAACATCTGAGCCTTACGAGCAGACCATTGACCTGCTTTACCACCTTTTGTACCTGCTTTAATCTTGTTAAATAATCTTTTACGCATAGTCGGTTTAGTATAGTTACCTGCTTCATTTACACGACTTTTAGTTTTCTTCTTTACCACGCTTTACAGCTCCAATAACGTGCTGAAAATTTATCTTTTGCAGTATCACAATTATGCCTTGCTCTGAACGATTTACGCCTAGCAGGTTGATCTTTCTTAATTGTCATGTTTTTATCGCCAAAACGTACAAGTTTTACTTGATTGCCTTTTTTTGCAAGCACAGCCGATTTTTTAGCACCTTTTACTGACCTTTTAGGCTTGTTATAACCACTAAAAGATTCACCACGATACTGCAATCGACCAGACGGTGTACGTTTAACCTGTGCTGTTGTTGCCATTAATATTTTTTACCCATTTTTTTAGCTTTGTTCTTTGTTTTATTTTTTTTCATTGGTTTCTTTTTGTTTTTAGTTTTCATAGGTTTTTTATACATATATCCAGGCATTTTGTTCTCCTAATACAGTTTGTTTTCAGGCGTCCGACCATCTTTATAGGCTTCGTTTATATGCGGTGTCTCTGGGTCATCAGGAATAAAATGCCCTTTTTTATTCCTTGCTCTTTCTCCAGAAGGTTTACCCATAAAAAAGTTTTTAATATTTTGCAACCAAGACATAATTCCTCCTAATCAGGGATAATACCCTGTCCTTTTGGTGATTTTTTATCTATTGCATATTTTTCTAAACTTGCTTCTACCTCTAGCTCTTGTAACTTGTTAGTGGCATCAAGAGCCATTTTTTGACGTTTTAACTCAGCATCTAACAACATTTTTTCATACTGCATTTGTAGTTTTTGTATTTCAGCAGGTGACATTTGTGAGCCACTATCTGCAAGAACCTGTGCTTCTTTCAAGGCAAGTTCTCTTGCTTTCAACTGTAAATTCATCATGTCAACCTGGAAGTCCTGTTGATCTTTTCGTTGTTTACGCTGTGCTTCCATTTGCTCGGCAGAAGGTGGTTTTTGTGGTGGTTGATACCCAATAGGTATTTCACCAAAGTATTGTTCAGGGTCTTTTATACCTGCTGTTTGAGCCATGTCCTGTAAAGCTCTTGAGTATTTATTAAGGTCAACAAGAGGTGAATTAACCCCAAACTGACCTATAATAGCTTCCTGCTTACCAACAATAGCATTAATCATAGCCATATCTCTGTCTCTGTTACCTGTACCAAGACCTGTATCAATGTTGACATCTGCTTCTTTAAACATTTCCCATTGGCGAGGGTCTATAGCAACTTCCTGACCTGACATACGAATTATACGAGTAAAATCCTGATATTTAATAAGTTGTTTTAATATACCAGAAAATAACTTTCTCATGCCTCCATCTGCCCACATACGAGCAATCATTTCTACCTTACCTAAACTTGAACTGTAGGCTATGTTGGCTGCGGTTGCAGTCTGGTTTGCAAGAACATCAGGCTCTAATCCCATAGATGCTTTTGATACACCTGTGCGTTTTTCTGCCTCTGTTTCAAAGTGAGTCAGCATATTAAGAGCTTGGTTTCCAACAAAAGGAACTTGCATTTCACGAATACTACCTGCTCTTGTTACATAGACTGGTGCCCCTGGTGAAAGGTTGGTTAACTGCTCGGGGTTTACTAAGTTATCAAACACAACCTCTCTTTGGGGAGTCATAGATAAATAACCGCTATCAAGCATCATGCGAGTAATAACAGTGTTTGCTCTTTGTATTTCTACAAGGGCATCAGCAGGACAACGACCAAAAAACAAGTTAGGAATAGGTTCAGGGCAAAAATCAGAAAATACAATTTGACAGTCATAGCGTTCCATAGCAAGAACTTCGACTACATTTTCACCACCACCACAGACAAAATACCACTCTCTTACCCCTGTACCGTCATAATCACACTTAACAATACCCTCGTGAACTAACACTTCTCTTAATGCAGGGTCAGGACTGTCGGCTCTGTTTCTTTCTCTGTAGTAATCATCATATACTTTTGATTGATATGCTCTGTTTGTATAGGTTGGCAAACGTGCAACTGTATCTGGGTCATAGCCCATTTCAATAAGATCACCTGCTCTGTAATAGGTTCTATGAGATTTTAAAACAGCATCTTCAAGGTTGCGAGCATCCCTTGATATAACAAATTCTTCCCACTCTATGTTTTCTATTTTAACAGTACTAGTATTTACTGTTCTTTCAACTGTAAGATCATGTTCTGTTAAAGACAACATACCTTCGCCCATAGGTGACGGACCTTCAACAGATGTTGCAGTATGAGCCTTTATTTCAAGTTCTGGATTTGCTTCTACTCTTTGAACAATATCAGCAAACTCCATATCGTTTAAACCTTCATAGGTTTCTTCTTCTTTCTTACTGCTTTCATTGTAATAGCTTTTAACAACACCAACTTTACCTACAAGTGCGTTCCAAGCCCAATCTCTTATAATCATTTCACCATGATTATCTTTTCTAAACACACACTCGTTTACATAATGGGTAATAATTTCTGCTATTTTAGTATTTTGCTCATTATTAGGTTCATAGATAGCTATGTATTTTCCTGCTGTAAACACACGCAATAAGCTAGGTAACATCATATTTATATAAGTTGATACTGCTCTGTCAGTAACTCTTGACCTGCCTTGTGGTGCAGGTAAATCATCCATAACACCACGATAGTATTCATAGGCTGTTTCTCTGTCATCTGCTATAAATTCTGACCCTTGTATATAGGTCATAGCATCAGCTATTTCAGATGATAAAAGTTGCTTTAATTGATCTTCAGTAATACCCTGTTCTACTTCAGTTTCTATTGTTTCTGTTACTTGCTCAACTTTAGCAATAGGCTCTTCGCCCATAACAATCTCTTGCATCATTTCTTCATCTAAAATTTGGGGTTCTGCCACTATTTTGCACCTTTAAGTATTGAGGCTATAGTTACTGTTACATTTGTTCCAGGATGTGTAGCCATATAATTAACAATTTTTGAAATATTATTATAATGTGGCTCTTGATCTTGTATTAATGTTGCTCCGTTACTAAACCGCCAATCTGTACCTAATTTTTTAAACTTTAGTCCTGCCTGTGCAAAACCCTCAGAAAGTGAGTTTGGTCGTCTGACAGGCTTTATTTTAGGTTTAGGAGGTGTTTTATCGGCTGTTTTAGTTGCTCGTTTCTTTTTTACGCTATCCATGCTGTGTTAAACTCCAATTCTTTGTATTTACGTCTGGGTTTTAAGCCTATAGCCATGTATCTAAAACTATCGGCTGCGTGACTTGTCCAGTCATGCAAGGGTCTGTTTTTAAATGCCTTGTTTTTATCGTCAAAAGTACGTCTATATTGCTTTAATGCTTCGATTCCACGCTCACATTTCTGTTTATCAAACCAACAACGGTTTAAAATGCTTCGAGTTGCCTGTATTCCATCTTCTAAGCCAAGTTTTTCAGCAACAAATGGCTCTAAACCAAGATTTCTCAGCACTTCAAGGCGTGATTTTCCTGTTCCAAGCTCTTTTACCTCAACATCATGCGGAAAAACATGCGTTCCATACTTATAAGGCTTGTTTTCTAAGACTTTTGCATAATGGTCGAGTCCAACACCAGAAGCCTCATAGTAATCTATTAGCCTTACCTCGTTTCCAATCATCTGAATAAACCAAATAGCGGTGCTGTCACCAATACCTAAATCCCAACTTGTATGCACTTCATGGTCTGTTTCATAATGTATGAAAGTTATTCGTTTTTCATCCTCTGCCTCTTTCATTTCCTCACCATAATATGCACCTTGTATAGCTGCTTCAAAGGAACACTCGTATTCCTGTGCATATTGATCTTCAGTAAGGTCATGTTCAGCAGATTCTAACTCTTTTGCATCAAGTATGTTTGTTTTACTTGCTTTCAAAGCAGTATGATACCAACCATCCTTTATTGCCTGTTCATAAACACGATAAAAGTCATTATGACCTCTTGGAGTTCCTATCCAGACACACCAACCCTCTCTATCTGACAAAGCAGGGCGTATAACTTCCCAAATATTAGGGTTCATATCTGCATATTCGTCTAAAATAATGCCATCATGGTAAATTCCACGCAATCTATTGACATTATCAGCACCATAAAGTCTAATTCTTGACCCATTTTTAAAGTCAATTCTTAATTCAGCTTCATTTACACTTCCACCTTGTTTTAAAAAAGGTGCAGAGTAACTTTTTAAATAATCCCATGCTATATCTTTTGCCATGTTGTAATGCGGAGCAATATAGCTAAAACGTGCCTTTTTTTTCTTAGTTGTTATGGCGTTCATAATTAAATCATTAACACACGCTACTGTTTTACCTGCTCGCCTGTGTGCAACAATAACACCATACCTGTTTGTTCGTTCATGAAATGTTTTAAACACATTTCTAGGTTTGTATTCAAAATTAAGCATTTTTTTCTTTAATTGTGCATGGCATTTTAACAGTTATCTCACCAGAAAGCTCAACATCATTGTCTTTGTTCCATTTTCTGCGAGATTCAAGCCAAAACATAGTTGCTTTTGTGTTTTCACCAGATGTTGCCATTTCCTGCATGACACTTGCAACAAGATTATCTGTTTTAATTTTTCCAAAAGCTAATTCTTTTTTAAATTTTCTTAGAATTGTTTTACCTGATACTGGTGTACCATCTTCTTTAAAGATATAATGTGCTATTTCTTCAGGACTAAAACCTTTACCTGCAAGGTCAATAACTCTTTCTTTATCTGCTTCTGTGGGTATAAATGGTTTCATAGGCATTATGCAGCTTCCTTACCACACCATTTTAGGTTCATTTCTGCATCTGCATGAAGTCCATACCCTGCTGCCAAGCTAGGAAGTAACCCTTCGCCATAAACCTGTATATTTATTGGGTCAAATGCTTTCATTTGTATTAATTCTCCGATTTTTTCTAATAATGCCTCAAAATCAAGACATTGTTTTGCCATATGGCTGTTTGTTTTAAATATTTCCTTGCCGAGCTTGGATTTTAAAGCTACCTCTCCTTCTCGAGCATCAGGGGGTTTTGGTTTACTATAAGCATGAGCCTTGTCCTCCCTGAGAGAACTGTCAAAACCAAAGAGCCTAAAATCCCTATAACCAAGCAAATAACCCACGAGGACAGACCGCAAGCCAACTGTAGTAGGACCAGGGACAACTTTCCAAGCCCTGTTACGAAACTCCTCATAGAGAATTTTACTTGGGTATTCTTCACCAAAGTAATCAACTCCTGCATGCCAGAGTATAACCTCCGAGCCTTTGAGATTATCGAATACCTTCGGATGACATTGACCTGCCACCAGATATTTGCCCTTTCTATGGGGGTTCTGAACATAATCTTTAACCCATTCTTTAGGGTCTAAAAGGCACGCATAGTCAGGTTTTATTTTACGACCCATCAAATAATCGTGTGTTTTGTTACACGCTAGTATTTTTGCCTTTTTAGACAGTTTACGAATAGTTTTTAACTCGTCTGCTAAACTCGGACCACCTCCGCAAATCAAAAGTGTTCCTTTTCCTGTGTTTTGATACTCAAAAATATCAGGAAGGTTACGTTTCATAACCTTTCGTGTTCTTTCAACCATTTCCCAGAATAAAAGCCTTCCCTGACCTTTTTTCTGTAAACTTGTCTCCTTTAAATTGGTTTTAGCAAGGGTTTCAAGTGTTACGGTTGACATAAAACAGTTCTCCAACCAATAAGCTCTCCATCAGGGTCTTTTGGAAACTTATTCTGATGAAACTCCAATGGTTTAAACGGTATTAAATCATATGCCTTTTTTAAATCAAAATTACATTTAAAACTGTGTTTTTCCTGCAATTTCATAATCGTATTGGGCAAAGTAACATCTGCAAACTCAGGCACAGTTGGGGTTTGTGCAGAAACGGCAGCTTCTTTGATGTTTTCAGTTATACCTTGCCCAATTCTAGCTGATAATCCATGTCCACCTTCACCAAGCCTGACGGTCGGAATACCTGCTAAAGAGGCTTCCAAGCCTGTGCCACAACCAGAGACATGAATTATACATCTGGAATCTTCTAATCTTTCTAAAAACGGTGTTCTGTCGTCTAATTCACCAAATCCTTCCCAAAAGGACATATCTTCACTTGGGTGACACCGTATAAGTGGGTTTTCAAGCTCATCTATAGCTTTTCGTGTTAGCCCATACCCCTGTATTTCATGGGATATCTGATAAGCAAGAAAATCAAAAACTTCTTCTGACACACCTCCGAGTAATCGGACTGTGCCTATAACCATATCGTTAAAAGTACGACCAAAGTTATTGAGTGTTCCAACCATAGTGCAAAGAACATTACGATTACCTCCCTTGATTTTTGTTGCCAAAATACTTCGTGGGTTGCCTGTTACCTCTACAGGTGTTTGTGTTAATTGCTCAAATAATTGTTTTTGCTCGTCTGAGTGTGCAAATATCATATCTGCATAATCAAGACATCTTTTATCGACACTTGGTTTATACAACTCCATAAGGGGTTGCATAGGAAAAAGCTCTTCATCCATCAGAGTTATTAAATGCCCTGCATTTATTGCATCTGTAAATACGCCTACATCCTGTGTATTAGCGGATTTCCATAATATAACTCCAGGTGGAAGGTCATGCCAGTTCTGCATCTGCCATCTATTACCAATAACAACCTTCCATCCCTTCATCTGCTTAGCAAGCCATTCTCTTGAGGCTAATTCTCTTGCTGATATCTCAACAGGCAAATAGAGTATTTTTTCAACTCTTCTTTCCTGCTTTTCAACAGTTTCCGTTTTAACTTTTTTTTGTGGAAGGTTTTCAAAACACCGTCTTAATAAACGAAGGTACAGACGTTCTGCCTCCTTGAGATTAAGGCTTTTCAACTCATTCTTTGCTTTTGCCTCAAGGTCATTTAACTCTTTGTTAATTCTTTCTCTCGGTGTAACAATAATTGTATTAAACTTATCCCTGTATTTCTGTCGGGTGGGGTCACTTTCCTGCCATTTATTCTTGCCTGAATTACACCAGATAATGCTGTTATCACCATACTCGTAGGAAACCTCTTCCTCTCCGAGTGTGTGTATATTTTCATGTTGCCTTTGCCAGACTGCCCATAGTGCTGCTTGGTCTATCTGCCATATCATTTTATCTGTTTTATACAGATGATAGATATAATCTGCGACCCCTTTCCAATATGTATTGGCTTTTCCTATGCATACAGAGGCATTACAGACATTCCAGGGTTCTAATCGTGCAGGTCTTAATCTCATGCCGATTTCCACCTGTGGAAGCTCTTTAAAAGGGCGGTGTGCAAGTGCATCAACATCTAACAAGCAAGAATATTCACCTGTTTTCTTCATAAACTCATACCAACGGATAAACCGTATGCTATGATAATATTCCGCATTGGCTTCAGGCTGTTCTACCGTTAATCCAGTATCTAGCCCAAGCTCATCTATAACCTGCTCAACAAACTGTGCAGGACCATCCATAATATGCACATGACAGCCATTTCCAAGAGAGGCTAATAGCTTTGCACCAAACTTCCTAAAATATACACCATCACAAAATAAATATGCCACAAACCCTTTGGGGGTGGGTCTTATTTCGGTGACATGGGGTAGGCTATACCCAAGATACAAAGGCGTAGTATCTGTAAAAACACCTCTAATATCTTTCTCATGCTTCCAATGGGAACGCATAACATCAAAGTCACCATTTAGAAATGCTTTTGTACCCTCGCAAACATTCAACGCACCTGAACCACTTAACTGTGGCTGATGATAGATAAACCCTATATCTGTTTGATCGACTGCATGATAAGGCGGTAAACCATGCTCCTTACGTGCTTCCCACTCTTTTTCAACTATATCCATGAAACCCCAGTCCTGTGTGTAGAGAAAGGATGCGTTTCTCTACACGAAGGAAGTACTAAATGAGTAGTATGAGTAGTCAAGAGTGTCACCTTGACGTTTTCCGCATTAGCACAAAAATACAAGTAACGCAAGAAAATACTTTGAGAGATTATTGGGATATTTTTGGGATATTTTTGGATGGGTGATCTAAGTACTATAATAATAACCCCCATAAAATTATTTGGGTGGTGGGGGGTCACTCAAATCACAAAACCATAGCTTACTCAGTAATTAAATTTCAATAGCTTGCTATATAATAATATTACAATAGCTTGCTATAGAACATAAGAAGAACAAAGCAAAAAGAACAAAACGTGAACAGGTGTTCTCGATATGTTCCTCAAAAGAACAAAACAAGAACGCTTGTTCCTTTACAAGAACATAAAGGAAACAAAACGAGAACGCTTGTAATCCCTTTGTATGCCCTCAGATTTAACGAATTAACGCTTTTAGGTACAATGGTACCAGAAAAACGATAAGTTAAGTGAGACAGCTTAAAACACGTTTAAACACGAATTAGAGAGATTTGCGAGAAAAAAGGTTTTTTCCAGACTTTTTAAAATTAAAAAAAATCATAATAATTAAAATTATATTCTATCCCTATACACATAAATAATAATGAATTAGGCAATAATAGGAAATTAACCGCTTGCATTATGTGCAAAAATAAATAGAATAAAATTAGTTCGTTACTAAATCAAAAGTCCAAATATAACTTTGAAGGGGTTAAAAAATGGATAATTTTGTGAATTACCTACTCACTAAAGATAAGCCATTATCTTTAAGTTCTGCAAATAGATATAAAAACAGTGTTAAACGTGTTTATCGTGATTTAGGCTTAGACATAGCGAATACACCTGATCAGGCTACAGAACATCTCGCATTATGGCTATCAAATAACTATGAACTGAATAAAAAAGGCAATCGTCAGTGGTCTGCTTCTATGAGTAATTATATCAAATTTTTGGAGGAATATAATGAAATTTAACTATTACGACACAACAAAAGATTTAATTGACAATAATATGGATAGAAAAACTTATAATAAAATTTGCAGTCTTATCAATTATCGCAGGAGGTTATACAAGCGTAAAAAATCCCTAGAAAAAGGTCTTGAAAAGCTCGTTCCAAAAAGAATTGTAGACGAAAAATTAATATTACAACTAGGAAAAATAAACGTTTATTTAGAATTTAATGACCAAAAATTAAAAGAATTCCATAACTTTGCTTAGTTTTTTGGGGGGGTCTCCCCTCCCATTTCTCTGAGTAGTCTTTTAAGACTATTCTGAGAAGTGGTTTAACACTTCGCAACATTAACAACTTTTGAAGGAAGTTTAAAATGGACTATAAAAAAGACGAAATAGAAGAATATTTCAACGATTATTTAAGAGAAAATAAAGAATATTTGAGAGAGGAAAAAGGCTTATCTAATTGGCATGAAGATTTGCACCATGATTGCTTTAATACTGATTATTATATTATTGGCACTTATCAAGCTAAAAAATGGCTTGGTGATGAAGCCTTTACTGTAATAAATTTTATCAAAGAGTATGAAGTAGACAATTTTGGTGAGGTTTTCACAGATTTTAGCGACCCAGAAAAAGTTGTAAATATGTACGCTTACATCATAGGTGAGCAAATTGTTTATGAATATCTGGATAAAAATAAAATATCAGGGGTTGCATAATGTCAGTTTATAAAAAGCATCAAAATGAAATTAAAAAACAAAATAATAAATATCCATTAATGGAGTATTTTTTAAGTGATAAGCGATTAGATGAATGTTCTATAGAATGCCAAAAACAACTTAATGAATTAAATTCGAAGGATTAAACCCCTTAAACTCTGGGAGGGTTTCAGGCTCTCCCATTTTTTTTTGATTGTGTTTTAACGAGGTTTTAAGCCTTGTTAAATCATAATCAATTAAGATTATGATTAATGGAGGTATTACAAAATGACTAGTGAACAAGTTGAAAATTGGTTAGGTAATCGTGATTTAATTGATTTTTACGATTTGAATAAAATTAAACACAAAACAATATATGACAAATACTCATGGTTATTTATTTTAAATGATGATGTTGTTGTTGAGGCTTATAACCTGGGTTGTATGTATGGTGAATGTTATGATGATCGTAGCAACCACAAAGGCATTTTTGATGATGAAATTAAAATGCAAGAATGGGTTCAAGAATTGAATGAAATGATGGAGAATTAGAATGAAGGAATTAACGGGTATTGTGTGTTTCGTATTTAGTGGATTACTGTTTACCTGCAGTAAAGATTACCAATATTACGGAGAATCTCCAGAATTAATGACTGCAACCCTGGTGATAAAATTATTATTACTCTTAATGGGGTTTATTGTAGCCTTTAGCGGTTTTTATCTTGTTATTTCAAATAAAGAGGAGGGTTAAATGTCTTTTACTAAATTTTTAGAAAGTAATAATATTGAAAGTTATCATTCTGGCGGTGGTTGTATTCACTTGTCATATATAGATGCTAACAACGACCAATGGTTAATTAATCCATTTGATGTTAAATTTTATGATATCGTTATTGAATATCCAACAAATAAAAATCAATTTTGTATCTTTGGAAAAGATGATGGTGAAAGTTTTTTGGCAACATTTAAAGACGGTATAAAAAAATTAAAGTCTATGTAATGGACTAATATATTTTCTAAATATTTTCCAGGTAGGTGGTAAATGCCCATATATAACGGTGTTTACCACTTTTTTTTGATTTGGGGAAATTAACTTGTTCATAACTTCTAACTTTTGTTTAATTTGCTGTAGTTGTGATTCTGGAATTTCACCTTTTTTGATTGGATTATAATTGATTGCTTTTACGTTAGGTTGCCAGATTTGGTTGTATAGTTTTTCAAATTCTCTGCAAATGTCGTATTCAGTTTGGTTTATTTTATTATTAGATAAAGCATAGCCTAATAAATCCTCTGGTAAATCTTTTCTTATTCCTACCGCTTCTTTTCTTAAAATACACTTCAATATCCATTGTTTCATTTCTGCTCTTTTGTTGGCGTTACTTCGATTCTTCTGTACCTGGATTGCTTTTTGTATAGCCATACTTTTCTAAAATATCCTTTGGTGCTTCACACTTATCGGTTGTAGGCTTACTCCCCCAATTACTTGACCAATACCCTTTTCTTGAAAACCATGAAATTCTATTCTCCCATTCACACATTTTTTTGATTGGTCTATCGCTAACAGGGGAATCATAATCATTATACCTTTCCTGATTTAAGAAAGTTGATAGCATCAGTATATATTTTTGCTCAGTTTCCGCATTTTGAAAATTATATTGATTAACTCCATTGAGGATTACATCATGCGAGCTTTTTTGTAAACATTTTCTATAAGCTAACAACGCTACACTTTTGCCTGTTTTTTTTCTCCAAAGTTTCCAAATTGTACCAAAGTTATTTTCAATATCCTTATCTAAATCTTGCCTTAAAGTTTTCTTCTTTTTAACACTTTTCTTTGTATTGTTAGTTTTTGTATTGTTAGTAGTGTTATTGTTTCTTGTATGTGAATTTGTAAGTGATTGATTTAATTCATTTTCACTATCTTTTACTGTCCGTTTACTATCCGTTTGTGTTCCGTTTACTATCCGTTTACTCTCCGCTTGCGTTCCGTTTACTATCCGTTTACTAACCCTTTGCAGTTCGTTTAGTACTCGAGTATTCACCAAATACTTACCATCAAATTCAAGTTTATTTTTGTTTACAAGTGACAATAAATGCTTTCTGATTATGTTAGGTTTTGAATTTAATGATCTCATTAATCTTTCATCTGTTGGCAATATTCCACCACCAGAAGAATACATTAATGAAATAGCCTGTATGTATGTGCCACACTCTCCGCAGTTCAGACCAAAAGTCCCGACTAACCATTCATCTGGATTAAATTTCACGTATCTAATTTTTGCCATTAGTTGCTCCCTTCAAAGCTCTAAGTACAGTTGTCCTTTCTTTGTTCATTATCTTACCTATTTCTCCATGTGATTTGCCTAAATTCCATAATTTTTGATAGCAATATAACCTGGCAGTCACAATAGATTTGTCTTGACGGTTGCCAAGCAAAGCTAAAACACTTGGAATATTAAACTTGCTAATTGCTCTCTTCTTTAACTGTAGATAATTGTTGGTTGCATCCATTTTGGTATTCCTTCAACATTTCAATAAATTTATCAATTTCAAAAACTAATAAAAAAGGCTTGTTATTGGTTTTAAGTGCTAAAATATCATTTGATTTAAGAAATTGATGTATAGTTTTAAAGCCATCTTTTCTTGCTTTGACTTCAACTTGATATTCTTTATCCATTAATTTTAAAATTAAATCACCTTTATAGTGTTCAACAGCACCAGATAAAGGTACTTTTTTTGAAAAAAAACCATTGTCCTGGAAATATTTATTTAGTTCACGTTCAACTCGATTACCCTTATCACGTTGCATCTTACCCATCTATCATCTCCCATATATAATCAGGGTCGTGGTACAATGTAGTTTGGTGAATCTCGTCAGCCCATATCACTAGCCGACTTAAATATTCGCATGGAATACCACCTGTATTGCCTCTATTACCCTTTGGATAAGTCCACCTGTAAATCTGACTTTCATTAATCTGCAATTCAGTAGATATTGTTTTAACACCAGATGTAAAGTTAATCCCACCTTCACCATCACCAATTCTTGATATCAACTCTCTCGCTAAGACTGTTTTTTTTGTCATTTTATTCTCCCAAATTAATACTTGCATAACTCACATATCATATGTATCATGCACAAATCAATAAATTTTTTGAAGGGAAAAATTATGGGATTAGTTCAAGTCCATCCAATTTTAGATTTTGCTGATGCTACAACAAAGCAAACAAGGAATTGTTTAACTAAATCAGAAAAGTGGAAAGAGAATAGAAAAGGCAAAGTGTCTGCTTCTATTATTAAAGATATTTTAGGCTCTGTTGATAGCCAAGAAAAAGCCAAAAGAATATTAACTGGTAATCAAACCAAAGAAGAAATTGCAGAAGTCGAAAATAACCCCAGAGTAATGATTGGTACTGTCACAGAGGGAATTAACAAAGTCCTGCTAGAAAATACTTTAAACATTGAAGTGTTGAATGTAGAGCCTTTTGTTCATCCAGATAATCCAATACACACCGCTAGTCCTGATGGAGTGGTTGCTAAAGAGTTTTGTGATGTACCAACACTTGTAGAATGTAAACATACAAGCAACTTTACTGCTGTAGATACACTCCATGCTAGATACTATCCGCAACTACAGTGGCAGTTATATGTTACAGGTTACGAGTTAGTAATTTTGTCGGCAATATATGGAAATGACTACAGGTTGCCAGATAGTGTAACCTACGTTGAAAGAAATGACGAATATGTAGCTGAGATGGTCAGTAAAGTTAATACTTGGTATGAAAGACACATTACCAATGATGAACCTATTGTTGATGATGTTGCTGCACCTCAATTTATTCCGTTAGATATGCGTAAAGACTACGATTACTCCACCAATAATGAGTGGGTTAATCATTCTGTCAATTATGTTATGTCAAAAGAACAACATGATCTTCACATTACGAGTAAAAAGGAACTTAAAAATCTCATTCCTAATGATGCAAAAACAGTTTTTGGTGGCGGAATTGAACTTAAAGTCGGTAAATCGGGAAGAACAACATTCAAGGAGATGACTAATGGATAGACGAGTAGTAGAACAATTCAATCATATTACTAAGTGGTTAAGTGATGCAGAAATTAAACAATTATGTTCTTTGTTAATTGTTCATGATTTAGATGTGGATAGCAAGACTAGTTTAACTGAAACACTTTTGAAAATAAAAAGGGAGGTTAAGATTAATGACTAATCCCTCAGACATAGCAGAGCAAATTAGAAGGCTAAATGAAGAAGGTTTAAGAAAACTTTGTTACATTTTACACGAGGACAACATGGCAGACAAACTGAGTGCAACCTTAAATATGGTGTTTAGTGAAGTGAACCAGGATTTTAACTTATCCCTTGAGGAAGCATGTGAAATTGCAAAGGTTGATTACAGGACAATCTTACACCATGCTCGAAAAAATACTGGCGTAGCTCGTAAAGTTTTTGGGCGGTGGTACATTAGCGAGAAAAGATTACGTGATCTTATGCAAGGTGTTCCTGCTGAAAGTATTTACAAAGCAAATAATCTAATTAAAGGAGATGGTAGTGAGTAGAGAAATTCCAGAAAAGATGATTGAACTTTTAAAATCAATCGGAGAAACTAAACAGAGTGCTACATGGGATTGTCATGGAACACCTGTTATACTACACAAAGCCATTGAAAAGATTGTAGAGCATTTGAATATTACTTTTGATGACTTTGTTTTTCACGAATTAAATTCAGAAAAGAAAATAGCAGTAGTAAGTGTTCGTGGTCATTATGGTGATAGAACGTACCAGACGACAGGAGAAGCAACACCTTACAATAATAAAAATGCCTACCCTGTTGCTATGGCTGAAAAGAGGGCAGTAGATAGATGTGTCCTTAAACTCATAGGATGTAGTGGTGATGTTTACAGTGAAATAGAGGCAGATGACTTTAAAAACTCTCGACCAAATATTAATAAATAGCGAAAAGGAAATTAGAATGAGCAAGTTTAAACATAAGCCCAATACAGGAAGTTTATTCCACCAAGATGACAGTTTTGGTACGTCAAAACCAAACTGGAAAGGTAAGATTGTTATTGATGATGATGTCCTAAAAATGTTGATAGATGATCGCAAAAAACACAATGAGCCACCAACACTTAATTTAGCAGGGTGGCAGGATGGCGAGAAAGCAAGGATTAGCTTGAAAACATCTACTTGGAAACCTGAACCCAAAACAGACTTCAATGCACCATCAAGAGACCCTAATCAGGCGTGGGAAAACGCCAAAAAAGATGACGATATACCCTGGTGAAGATAATTCTTAAAAAGAAAGGTATGAGCCTCTACCCTTCAGATGATGCCTCACTAGAGGCACTTCAGAGGCTTGCGGATGGTTACGTGGTCTGTGAACTTAAACAGCCACGTAACTTGAAGCATCATAGGTTATTTTATGCACTTATGCGGAAAGTGTTTGAAAACCAAGAACGCTATGAAAACTTAGAATCTATGATTACTGCCATTAAAATAGGGATTGGTCATGCAGATGAATACCCAATGAAGGATGGAAATGTCTGTTATGTTCCAAAATCAATCAGTTTTGAAAATATGAAACAACCAGAATTTAATGAGTTTTTTGATCGTGCAGTAAATCTCATTATTAAGACTATAATACCAGATATGGATAAGGAGTCACTTCTAGCTGAAGTGTATCAGATGTTATGATTATAAGAGATCGTAAATGGGTCAGAAAAGCCCATAGACTGCCCTGTGTTTGCACAAATCAACAATCTGAGATAGTTGTCCACCATTTGTTAAGATCGCCTTCCAGGAGGGGATATAGACGTTCTGGAGACAATCATATCTTACCTATGACAGATGCCAAACATAAGGAGCTGCATAATAGGGGAAATGAGACAAAATTCTTTGAGAAACATGGTATTAAAGACCCTGTTGCGTTAGCAGAAAAGCTATACAAAAACAGGGATAATCTAAATGCTTGTATTATTGCAATTAATGAAGGGAGAGAGTGATGTTGAAGAAGAATGTTAAGAAGCTCTGGCAAGGCACTAAGGTCTCAATAAGGGATTATGAGCTAGAAAAAGCTAAGAGACTTGGCGGTTTGGAAATTAGTCACAATGGTCAGAAAATGAGACTTACACCAAAAGAATTAAAGTGGATATTGCCTCATGGGAAAATACATCAATCCAAATATAAAGGGTCATATCAGTTGGCAGATATCACCTGGAAACCTTTAACTGAAAATCCAGATCAAGGGAAATTAATATGAAAGTTACAATCACATTATTAGGTCATGCGTGTCTGTTAATAGAAACACCAAAATTAAAGTTTGTAACAGACCCCTGGTTAATTGGAGGTGCTTTTTGTGATGGATGGCAACCTGCATTAGTGCCACCTGAGAATTGGGTTGAAATAGTTAATGATGTTGATTTTATATATATTAGTCATAATCATAATGACCATCTTAATGAGAATACATTGGAATATATCCGCAAAGATATTCCTATGCTTATACCTAATTTTGAAACAAAATCTGTTGAAAGACCATTACGAAATTTAGGTTTTTATAATTTTATACCCCTAGATTTTTGCGTTACACATACTGTTAAAGATTGTGTATTTAAAATTTACCCGTCTGGTGATGATAGAGATGATAGCGGTTTGCTTATGGGATATCATAATTTTAAATTTCTTACTTCTGTAGATAGTAATAATCTAAATAATGGTGGCTTGCCTGATAACATCACAGTATATGCGAGTAGTTTTGTTGGTGGAGCTTCTGGTTATCCTCTTTTATTCAATAATAAAACAGAACAAGAAAAAATAAAAATATTAGAAGATAATTTGCTAACACTAAAAAACAATGTCAAAGCAACAATAGAGAAAACAAAAGCAAAATATTATTTACCGTATGCAGGGTTCTCACACATAGTTAATGATTATGTGCGTAAAACTGATATTCTTTTAAGTGTCGAAGATTACGAAGATACTAAATATAAATTATTACGTTCTGACCTAAATGATAAATGGACTTTTCAAGTACCTTCATTAAACCACGCTGCATCAAGTATTGAAAGACCATCAGAACACAATAAAAAAAAATTAAATAAATTGCCAAAAAGAACATCTAGTATAGATGAGACCTCCAGGTATTTTGAAAGATCTAATTTTAGAAAGAATTTGCGGTTATATTTGGATGTGGGTTTACCAGAATGGCATCACATAGACTATAGTTTATATGTTAACTTTGAAAACAATAAACAACTTATCGGCAATTACAAAGAAAACAATATAAAAGATGAAAAGCAACCAAGTCTATATTTATATGTAGATTATGATGCGTGGCAATATATGTTAAAGAATAAAAGACCAATAGAGGATATATTTATTGGAAATAAATGTCGTATAGACAGATATCCTGATAGTTATGACGTAGATAA